GAACCTGCAAAGAAGTTATCTGAATGGAAGATGCTTGAGACACGCTGGAAAACTGTAGAGTCTTGGCTAAATGCGTTAGGCAACGATGGTCGTGTACACGGTAAAGTATTTACTCTAGGTGCAGTTACTGGTCGCATGACACATGCTGACCCTAACATGGCAAACATCGTTGCTGTATACAAACCATATGGTAAGCAAAGTAGAGAGTGTTGGACTGTGCCAAGCAACGACTACCGTATCTGCGGCATGGACGCTCAAGGTTTAGAACTTCGTATGCTTGCTCACTACATGCAAGACGACGCGTACGCTGAAGAGGTTGTGAACGGTGATCCGCACACTGTGACTATGCAAGCTTTGGATATAGATGACAGAGCTTTGGCAAAGACGTTTATCTATGCATTTTTGTATGGTGCCAGCCCTTCTAAGTTAGGCTCCATACTTAACCTAAGTCAGTCACAGGGTGGTGCTATACGCCAGCGGTTTCTAAACAACATGCCTAGCCTACAAAACCTTTTAGCGCGTGTAGAGCAAGTTTCAGATCGTGGGTACATTCGAGGTATCGACGGGCGTAGACTGTACGTACGAAGCTCTCACGCAGCTTTAAACACGCTGTTGCAAGGTGGTGGTGCTATACTGTGTAAACAGTGGTCTATTTGTATGGACAAAGCCATCGAAAAAGAGCGCCTACGCGCTAAATTAGTAAATACTATTCACGATGAGCTACAGTTTGAAGTTCATCACCAAGATGCGGAGCGAGTAGCAGAACTGGCACAGTCCTCTATTCGCGAAGCAGGGCATCTGTTGAAGTTACGTGTTCAGATGGATGCTGAAGCAAAGATCGGATTTTCTTGGGCCGACACACATTAGGGTGTTGACACAGAAGATCGGATCGTCTAAAACGACTACATTAACTCTTATCAAGAAGGAAGGAATATCCATGATTGTATATGGTACAGCTTTTTACCCTAATTTGTTTCAACCAAACCAAATGTCGAATAAGTTTGAAATGAACATTGGACAGTTGGATAAGGATGCTATCCGTGATTTGACCGGAGCAGGTCTTGAAGTTAAGACAGGCGAAGGCAAAAAGGAAGATCACGGTGATTTTATTACGGCAAAGTCAGGACGACGTATTCGTGTCGTAGACGCTGCTGGTAATCCGTGGGATGAAACCCGCGCTATCGGTAATGGAAGTAAAGTAAAAGCTTCTATTAATCCTTATAATTGGACTTATAAAAATAAGTCAGGTGTAGGTGCTGGACTTAATCAAGTTATGGTTTTGGAATGGGTCCAGTATGAAGGCAATGAAGACCTTGAGCCAGAGCCAGATTATGTAAAAGGCGGTGGCGACGAGTTAGACTAGCAATAGTCTATTGGGTGCAGAGTAACCGTCTCTGCGGTATCTAGTGTGAGGAGCGGGTGCTAGATACAATGTCGAGCTTTCGAGCGGTTAAGCCAATAACGACACAAAATAAAAATTGGTGGGAAAAGAGGGAGTGCCTTCACAAGAAAGACTCCCTATTTTGCATACGGCGAGTTAGACCCGACTAAAGATTATCAGTTGCAAATGATACTTTTACGGCGAAGTTCTAACACGGAGTAAAATATAGCAAACTGTGATGCACTCAATACCGTGTGTTTATGTGCAGAGTAACCGTCTCTGTGTTATCTAGGGGAAAAGAGGGAGTGCCTTCACAAGAAAGACTCTCTATTTTTATAAAGGATTATTTATGTCACATGAAAAATCAATATACACACTGCTACCAGATGTTCGTAATGTAATTACTGATGGTAAAGACAAAGTTGATCCTAAAAATTTACAGAAATTTGTTGATACTTTAAAAGAAGAAGCTTTACGTTTTCTTGATCCTGAAGAGCGTACACGTTCATCAAAGCTTCGTATGTCCAATATAGGCAGAGAAGATCGTAAACTTTGGTATGAGATGCATTCTGATCCGATAAAACATCCACCAGAGTTACTTTTAAAATTCTTTTATGGTAATATTGTAGAAGCTTTGCTTTTGTTTCTTGTTGCAGAGTCTGGACATACTGTCGAAGATGAACAGAAAGAAGTTAATCTGCGAGGTATAAAAGGACACATTGATGCTAAGATCGATGGCTGTATTATTGATGTTAAATCTGCATCAAACAAAGGATTTAAAAAGTTTAAACAAGGTACATTGTTTGAGGAAGACGCTTTTGGGTATATCGGACAAATATCAGGATACATGGAAGCTGAAGATTGTGACGAAGGTGGCTTTCTAGCATACGATAAAAGCACCGGAGAGATCGCTTTGTTGATGGTTGACGAACTTACAAAGATCGACGCATCGGCTCGTATCGACCACCTCAAGAAAGTTATCGACCTTGACGATGCGCCTGAGAAATGCTACGATCCCGTTCCAATGGGAACTAGTGGTAATTACATTATTGATTTTCCATGTCGCTATTGTGATTTTAAAACTAGATGCTGGCAGGATGCGAATGATGGTAAAGGATTGCGTAAATTCAAATATGCTAACGGTATTAAATACTTTACAAAAGTCGTAGCAGAGCCGAAAGTAGAGGAGTTGTTTTAAAGGTGACAGCGAATGCAAAATATGTCAAGACACATCAACCCTGCCCCGACTGTGGTTCTAGCGATGCCCTTTCTGTTTATATGGATGGGGGTACTCATTGCTTCTCTTGCAATACTACTCACAAAGGAGAAAATATCGTGCCGTTTGACAACAACCTTGAACTATCTCAAGGGTATTCAGACTCGATAAACGACCGAAATATACGAAAAGATGTATGTTTTCGATACGGCGTTACGCTCAATAACAAGGGTGAGCATATTTACCCTTACTACAATAAAAGTAATTCACACGTTGCCAACAAAATAAGAACAAATAATAAGCAGTTCTTTACAGAGGGCAGCATCGCAGACTGTGGTCTTTTTGGTCAGCAAATATTCGGTAACGGTGGTAAATACATTACGTTAGTTGAAGGCGAGATAGACGCTATGTCTGTCTATCAAATGTTCGACAGTCAGTGGCCTGTTGTATCCATAAGGTCTGGCGCACAATCTGTAGAGAAGGACATTAATGAGAACTATGATTTTCTAAATCAGTTCGATAACATTCGTATTTGCTTTGATAACGATGAGGTAGGTCAAGCAGCAGCTAGAAAAGCAGCAGAGCTACTGGCACCAAAAGCTTCTGTTGTCAACATGCGATACAAAGACCCTAACGAATATCTTGAAAAGAGTGCTGTAGCGCAGTTTAAACAAGATTGGTGGAACGCTACGACACACACTCCAGAAGGTATTGTGTCAGGCACAGACTTATGGGATGAGATCAACAAGGGTCCAGAGAAGTCTATCGCAACGTATCCCTATGCTGGACTGAACAAATATACATACGGTATGCGTCCGGGTGAGCTTATAACTGTCTGTGCTGGTACAGGTATAGGCAAGAGCGGCTTTCTACGTGAGCTTGTGTATCATGTGTTTTCATCTACAGAAGAGAACATAGGCTTAATGTTTCTTGAAGAGTCCGTAAAGACTACTGCAAAGGCTTTGATGGGCATACACGGCAGTAAGCCTTACCACCTACCTGATACAGAGTATACACAGGAAGAGTATCGCAAAGCCTTTGATGATACTGTAGGTAGTGGACGTATCTTTTTCTTTGACCACTTTGGTAGCAACTCCATACAAAATATCATTGGACGTATGCGCTACATGGCAAAGGTTCTAAAGTGTAAGTATATCGTACTAGATCATATCAGCATTCTTGTTAGCTCACAGGAACACGGCTTTGATGAAAGGCGTACGATTGACGAGTGTATGACTAAACTGCGTACGCTAGTGCAGGAGCTAGGTATCTGCATGATTATAGCTACCCACCTACGCAGAGTGTCGGATGGATCGCATGAGGAAGGTAAGGAGCTATCTCTGAACCATCTGCGTGGTTCTCATAGCATCGGACAGCTAAGTGATCTTGTTCTAGGCTTGGAACGTAATGGACAAGCTGACTGTCCCGTAGAGCGTAACACTACAAAGGTGCGTGTCATTAAAAACCGTTTTAGCGGTATGACAGGACTGTGTAGTACGTTGTTCTTTGATAATGATACTAACCGCCTTCGCGAGGTCATGTCACACAACAATGAGCTAGTTTAATGCCGTTGTTAATGCAACAGATATTATCTACACAAGACGTAGACATCAACAAAGGTGTGCATTATGTCTTTCTAGATAATGATAAAAGACAACCAGTAAGTCAGGGCGCAGTCTTTCTGTCCAGACACAAAAGAGGTATAGGACTGCGTATCAAAAAGGCTCCCGGCGATGAGCGGGGAGCCTACTGGACAGACGATGAGTTCGATGTCAACAGAATAAAAGTAAAAGAAGATATAGGTTCTGTGGAAGACCTGTTGCGTGAAAATAAAATAGTCGTTATAGTGAAGTCAGATTTAGATGAATGCAGAGAAGATAAACTTCTAGAGTTCTGTCCACGTTCTTATAAATACTTTAGAAAAAGTCTTGCATCTTGTTTAAGGATATATGGAACATGAGTGACATACCGGAATACAAATATAAATCAAGGTTTGAAAGACGGTTCGCCGCTGATTTAAAACAACGTAGGATAGTTTTCGATTATGAAAAACATAAATTTTCTTACCAACCTAAAATTAAGACTTATACTCCTGATTTTTATATGCCTGAGTTTGATTTATTTGTTGAGACAAAAGGATTTTTTAACGTTGCTGATAGAGTAAAACATCTATTGATTAAAGAACAGCATCCTGATGTTGATATACGTTTTGTTTTTATGAACCCGTTCACTAAAATAAATAGAAAGTCTTCTACGACATACGCCTCTTGGTGCGAAGAACATGGGTTTCAATTTGCAGAAGAAAGGATACCTAAAGAATGGATCAAAGCGAGTTCGAGGAAGAAACTAAAAACTTAAAAAAGGGTAGAGTGTATATCGTTCTTGAAGACTCAGAAACAAAAGAAGATTTTGAAAAGCACGGGTTCTTTAAAGTAATGATATTTGACACAACAGACAGTGAAGACACTGCTGACGCTGATATAGGAAACAAGTCTACGTCTTTTGTTGTTGCTAATGGTCTGTTCTCTATCATGGCAAACTCTCCCATGTATGTGTTCGATGAGGGCGTTGACATGATTATGAAAAATTACTACGATGATCTAGAAGAAAACGCTAATACTGATAACATTGTAAATTTTATGGAGCATAAGAAAAAGCCAAATGGACGACCAAATTAATCATCCACAACATTATAATACCAACTCTTTAGAGGCGATTGATATTATATCTGCCTCTATGACAGCAGAAGAGTTTAAAGGTTATCTCAAAGGTAATATTTTAAAATATCTTATTCGTTATAAACATAAAGGTTGCCCTGATGTTGATTTAAAGAAAGCACGGTGGTATCTTGATAAACTAATTGGAGAAGTAGAAGATGACATCTAATGAAGTAACCCTGCCAACCAACTATCAGGCCTTTATACATATGTCTCGATACTCACGTTGGCTTGATGACGAACAGCGTCGAGAGACTTGGGAAGAAACCGTAGATCGGTTTATGATGTTTATAAAGGAACATCTGTACGAAAGCTATAACTACGATGTTTCTAATAAAACGTATGCAGAGTTACGTGACTCCATGCTTAATCTAAAAGTGTTAGGTTCCATGAGAGCTTTAATGACTGCTGGTCCTGCATTAAGGCGTGAGCATGTTGCAGGATACAACTGTTCATATCTTCCTATCGACTCTCCACGGTCCTTTGACGAAGCGTTGTACATTCTTATGAATGGTACAGGCGTAGGGTTCAGTGTAGAAGAACAGTACACAGAGAAACTTCCTACTGTTCCAGATGTAACCTTTGAACACACAGAGGACGCTATATCCGTAGCTGACTCCAAAGAGGGTTGGGCCAGAGCATTACGTGATCTTATTTCTTTACTGTATACAAACCGTATTCCTAAAATAGACACATCAAAGGTACGCCCCGCTGGTGAGCGTCTTAAAACATTTGGCGGTCGCGCCTCTGGGCCAGAGCCTCTTGAGGAGTTGTTTGATTTTGTTATTCAAACATTTTGTAAAGCACAAGGACGTAAGCTAACCTCTATAGAATGTCACGACATCATGTGTAAGATAGGACAGGTAGTCGTTGTGGGTGGTGTTCGTAGGTCTGCTCTTATATCTTTGTCTAATCTAAACGATGACCGTATGCGTATGGCAAAGAGCGGTGAGTGGTGGGTAGACAATCAGCAACGTGCGCTTGCTAACAACTCTGTATGCTACACAGAGAAACCGGATATTGGTATCTTTATGAAGGAGTGGCTTTCTCTGTACGAAAGCAAAAGTGGTGAGCGTGGTATTTTTAATCGTGTATCCGCACAGCAAAAAGCCGCCTCAAATGGGCGGCGTGATGGCAATATAGACTTTGGTACAAACCCCTGTTGTGAGATTATATTACGTCCATATCAGTTCTGTAATCTATCAGAGGTAATCTGCCGTGCAGACGATACGCTAGATACGTTACGTGAAAAAGTTCGCCTTGCTACTATTCTTGGTACGTTTCAAGCTACGTTAACTAACTTTAATTATCTTCGTAAGCGTTGGAAGGACACAACAGAGGAAGAACGTCTGCTAGGTGTGTCTCTTACGGGTATTATGGACTGTCCTGCTATATACGAGGCCAGTGAGGGTACGCTGCAAGAGCTACGCAACGTAGCTGTAAAGACCAACAAGAAGCTTTGCGAAGAGATTGGTATCAATCAGAGTGCTGCTGTTACGTGTGTCAAACCATCAGGCACAGTGTCGCAACTTGTGGACGCTGCGTCAGGTATTCACGCTAGACACAATCCGTACTACATTCGTACGGTACGTGGCGATAACAAAGACCCTCTTACGATGTTTATGAAAGATAAACAGATACCCAACGAGCCAGACTTTACGGCACCTGAAAGTGTTACGGTGTTTTCATTTCCTATGAAAAGCCCAGAAGGTGCTGTGTGTCGTCACGATATGTCTGCCATCGAACAGCTAGAACTGTGGCATAAGATTGCAGAGAACTATTGTGAACACAAACCATCTGTTACGATCTCAGTTAAAGAGCATGAGTGGTTAGATGTAGGCGCATGGTGCTGGAACAACTTTGACGCTCTGTCAGGCATATCCTTTCTGCCTTTCTCAGATCACTCGTACAAGCAAGCTCCCTATCAAGACATCGATCAGACAGCGTATGAGAAGGCTTTAGAAGCCATGCCACCGGACATTGATTGGACAGAGCTACAGATGTTTGAGCGAGGTGACACGACCAGCGGATCGCAGGAACTAGCCTGTACGGGCGGCGTCTGTGAGATCGTGGACATCGGCGCATGAAGCAGTCTGTAATCTCTCAAGTCAACGTGGCTCTAAGAGAAGACGGGAACATTGCTATTTCGTACAACAATGTTCCCGTTACAGACCTTGTAGATTTGTTTGAAAAAGAATATCCAGACTACGTTTATTTATCCACTCTTAAAAATTATATGAAAGACTTAGATGTTATCACCAAAGATTATTTAGATGCGATTGATGAATTAGGTTTGTCTGAATAGATATGCGCTCTAGCTTTGCCCATTGCACGATTACCAAACCAGAAGGCTATAATAGCACTAAAGATAGCTGCTGTCTCGTTGTCCCACGCCATCTGTATTGCGATAGTCCAATCCATGTTTTGTGTAGTAATCATGGCATAGATTAACGTGCCTTTGACTGCTGCAAACATTAGAAAGAACAGATAAGTAATGACAGGGCGCACAGAACCCCGAAGACTATTGATAATAGGGCCAGAGTCGATAGTTCTATCATGTTCATAAATACTCTTTGTTTCTTGTATCTCAGCTTCTGCGTCAAGTTCCTTAATACGTAATTCTGAAAGTTGTGAAGCGTACTTCGCTTTTGCCTCAAGCATTCGTAGCTCTTGCTCGTTTGCTTGTTTTTGTTTAAAGTATCCTAAAACTTCAGGTACAATTGATGTACCAAAACCGATAAGTGTTCCTATAAGTGATATCATTTTTTCTTACTCATCCAAGCAGACATGCCCATATACGCACCGACTACGCTTGCCATGCCTACATAAAATAATCCGAAGAGATCAGATAGAGCTTTGATACGACCGTCTGGAAAGATCGGTAGAAACAAAAGCGCAGTAAACACAATCATTACAATCATAGCCGTCCAAGCCATTCTACGTTGAGAGTCTGTTTTCTCTACGTTAGAGATGGCTTGTATTTCTTCGACAGTCACGCTGCCGTCACCGTCTACATCAAAGCTTTGGTACATATCTTTCCTTTCAATGTATCTTTTCTCTCATCTTATTAAATAAATCCCACAAACTTGTTATCTGTTTGTTTGCCACGTCTTGTTCGGCTCTAAGTTGAACAAGTCTTTCCTGTTGATCTTGTGTCCAAGTAATGTTTTTATCTAGTTCTTTTTGAAGAGTGCAAACGTCTTTTTGTAGCTCTGAGATTTGTTCTCTGCTTCTTGTCGCCCACACAATTAAAAAACCGATAAACATTATCTGATGCCAATGTGTAGATAACATATCAAGCATTTATATTTTTCCTCCTTGTTATGTTTCCTGTTCTTTTTCTTTCCTTACTTCACTTGCTGTTCTTTCTAATTCTTTATATATTTCATCTACTGCGTTGGGGCTAGTTAACTTATGACCTGTTAAAGCTAATTGAAAAGCCATTCTTTTAATATAATCTCTTACTTTTCTAGGCTCAAACAAACCTTGTGCAAATACGTTTTTTAGAACGTTAGCAGACTCTTTGTTTGTTAATAAATCTTTAACGATATTAGCTCTAGCTACTCTATAATCTATTACAGCTTTTTCCATACCAATGTATGCAGGTGATACAACGTGTTTACCAAAAGTATTATACAAACGACCTAAACCTTGCGCTATGGTATAGTCTCTAGGAACGTTTCCTGCTCTAGTTGCTCCACCAGATAGTCCTCTCGTAGCAGAGCCTAGCTCCATTAAAGTTTCGATAAACTCCATATGTTCTTTATCTTTAACTAAAGCATAGGCTTCTTTATTTTTATCCCACCAGTTTTGAGCAGAAACCATATCATATTCGTGTTCTACATTAAACTTAAATTTTCTTTGTAAAGCCCCTAACCTTTGATCTACATCTGTAAAACCTCTTCGATTTAGCTCCAACATAATCTCACTGTCTCTTAACCTAAGTTGGTTTAAAACTCGCGTATAAGATATATTTCTATCGCCAGCTATTTTTCTTAAAGCAATTGATAGACTTTTAGAAGCTTCTTGCGTTGCAGCAGCAGCATCTGGTAATTGTTGTCTTGATCTGTTTATATACGGAAACATATGCCTCATAAAATTATCATCTATGAGAATACCTGCATTTTCTATAATATTGTCGTAGTCTGATTGAGACATAAAACCTTTATCCAGTGCGCTTTTTGCATCTTCTACAATTACTTTGATAGTTGGATTACCACCTTTAACTCTTGGACCTTCTCCTATTTTTTGAAAAGTTTGCACAAATTCAGGATTTGACAATACAGCATCTAATTCGCTTTTCATTGAGTCACGTAATTCTACTGGAACTTTCTTTATAATATCTGCATATTCATCAGAGTTTTTAAAACTAACAATAAAATTTTCGTAACTGTCAAAAGCAATACTTTGATCGCCTCCAGCTATTGAAAGTAATTCGTTTTGATAATCATCGAAATGTTTGTTTACTCCAGAAGTAATATTAATACCATATTTATCAAAACGAGGATTACCAAACTGAGCAACTATCGTTGTTTCAAAAACCTTTTTTCTTTCTTCTATAGTATTGTTCATATACGTACGAACTACTTTACCAAAATCTTCTCTAGCTTTTATTACTTCCTCTGAATCTTTAGATAAAACACTTGCCATATCTTCTAACGTATCGACATATTTACCCTTACCTGCTTGCCTAATCATAGGAGCAAATTCAGTTACAACATCCTTAATAACCTTGTCTAAGCTAGATAAATTTAAATTATTATAACTATCAACCATGTAATCTGTTATTGAAAACAGCAAAGCATCAATGGATTCTGGTTGAATATTTCCATCTACGTCAGAAAATACTTTTGCAAACTGTCGAGCGTTTGCTGCTGTATCATCTCCTCTTGTAAAAAACATTTGAAACAGTTGTGATGGAGGGACAGGTTGTCGTTTATTTGGACCTCCTGTATTTGCAATTTTAGAAAACGGGCTTTCTACATCTAGATATGGTTCAAATACATCAGCATAATGTTTTCTAGCGTTTGCATACTCTTTTACAAAATCTTCTCCAAAGATACCTGCATTTTGTTGTAAAGTTGTATCAAACTGATCGATACGTTCTTTTATAACTCTGTATTCATCAAAGTCATTAGCATTAAATCTTTGTCTTGCCATATCTCCCATGGCAGATCGCATAGTCATAAGAGTTTCTACATTTAATTTTGCAGGTATCTCATATTTAACCATCATGTTAGATACAACCATGTTAGCCAGATCAGAATAATTTACAGGTTCTCCTGATTGTTCTATCCTTCTAGCGTTTTGCATTACATCATTAAAGATCGCTTTCTTTTCTTCAGCAGTGCCTTGCCCTCCAACAACAGGATTTTGATTAATAAATTTCTGTATTTCAGTTTGAAAAACTTGATACTGTTCAGGTGTAGAGATAGCTTCTCTTGAGGATAAACCCATTTGTTTTTTGAAGAAATCAGTACTAACCTTTTGATACAAACGATACATAGTTGCGTTGTCAAACTTACCAAAATTAATAAGTAATGAACGAACATTGGGTTCTATATTTTCAACTGTAGCGGGTAAAGCCGTTACAAAATCAGAAACATCCATTTCTAAATCTGAGTGCTTTATTTTTATATCTTCAAAGGGTTTTTTAGCTCTTTTTTGTAAAACAGAAAAACCATTTTGAAGAAGTGATATATTTGCGTTACCTCTTTCTTTTCTAACTATTTCATTTCCTACATTTTCTATTGCACTTAATTGTTTTAAAGCACCTATGTTCTCTTGAATTGCTGAGTTCTTAACATTTAAAGGAGTTTCAGAATGTCTTTTTAATTTTTGCAGTCTTTCAATATCAAAATCCAAATTCTTTTCGGAGATTAATTTATTAATGTCGTCTTTAATCTCTTGTAGAGCAGCAGATCGATCACTGTCTCCTGCTTTTGTAAATTCTTTAAGAGCTTCTTTTAGTTTTATAGCTTGATCGCTTAACAATTCTTGAAACTTTTCGGTTTCACTAATTAATGCACCAGATATAACTTTTCCTTCAAGTGAAGAAAACTCAAGATTTGACATGAGAGCATTTCGCATAGCTTGCAGTTGTGCAAAGCCAGTGACTTGCTCAAAAAGCAACGGAAATTTTTCCATAGCTTTTGGTGCTTTTGTATACAAGTCATCTAGTAGCTGCTGTATTCTAGATACGCTTGCTAGATACTGATTAGCATCTTGCTCATTGCCTTCAAGAACTAGCTTATGAAAAGTTGCACCGTAATTAATATTATTTTTAGTCCATCCACTTTCTAGTATTGTACCCAGTACGAACCAACCGTGAGCGCGTCCTTTGTCATCCAAAAGACCCTCATTCATAGCTTTATTTTTTACTCTGATGGCTTGAGAGGTATTACCTTCTTCCTCTAAACTTCTAATTTTAGCTAAAACCTCTTCACCTTGAGTAAAAGACGAACGTCTTGCTGCATTTATATCTGCTGTTTCAAGCCCATGAACTCTCAAGAATGTTCTACGTAATGTATTCATTCCTTTAAAATCAGAATTTCTAAAAGCTTCAATAGACTTTCTAAAATCACCTTCATAAACATTTGCAAGTCGTGTTACGGCATTTAAGAAACCTCTTGAAAATAGTGCGCGTCCGGTTGCAGCAGTTTGATTACCTAAAATACTTCCTAGAAAAGCGCCACCCATAGAAATTAATTCATCATTAAAAATAGAATCAAACATACTATAAAGAACGCCTCCAAATACCGCTGAGTGAAAATCTCGCCTAGCATTTTTAGCCATTCTAACAGCTTTGTCTCTAGGAACTCCTGCAAATTGAAAAGCTTTTACCGCGTGTTCGATGCTTTCTCCTTCTGTAAGAGCTTTATAAAACCTATCAGGTATATACGTTTTTCCAAAATCGACATTTAGCACTTGTCGATTGAAAAAAGTATCTCCTAATTTTTCAATAGTACCCTTGACTCCTTTACCAATTATACCACCTGTTCTACCAGCTACATGCGCTGCGGCATACACTCTGCCAGCGTTTCTGACAAGCTGCATACCAGTTCTTCCTGCTGGTATAACTCCTCCACTTAGAGTCAACATACCGCCTATAGCAGCAGCTTTAGTAAAAGGAGTTTCTCTCTCTGCTGGTATTTCAATAACGCCTCTAACGTTATTATAAAATCTTCTAAAAGATACATCATCATCCATGCCTAGCTGTTTTCTGACATTATCTCGTAGAACTTTTGCGGCTACGTCTAAAACTGCTTCTGCATCTTGTCTACCTTGTAAAAAAGTAAGTGCAGCCGTTTTGTTAGATGGAAGAAAATTGCGTTCAGCTTTAAGAGGTGAAAAACCTCGTTTAAATGAATCAAGAATATTAGAATATGTTGTTTTGTTAAATATAGTTTGATATGCACCATAACTTGATCTTGCATTTTCTTGAAACAACGCTACTAGAAATTCTGGAAATATTTCTAGTGCTGATGCAAGACCTGCCTGAGTACGTATAGTACGAGGTTTCCCTGTTTCAGGTGATGTGCCTCCTAACACAGAAATACCTATGTCTGCAAATCTATCAAAAATACTATCCTCTTCAAATTTTCTTATATTTCGAGCAGCAAGTTGTTCTGAGAGAGATTTTCTCTCGTCAGATGTTTTAAATGTCAATTCTTCAAAAGGGTCTTGGTATGCAAATATTTCTTCAGAGGCTTCTTCTGGATCACGAAAAGCAGGTATAAATACGTCTCCACCCTCTAAGGTTTTACGGCTTTCTAATAAATCTAAATCTGAACGTTGTATGTCTTCAAGGGCATCGCCAGTTCTCATCATTCCTGTAGGGTCAGCAATTCCACTAAAATCTCCAAAGTCTCTCTGTACAGCTTGAAGAGCCCTATCTTCAACACCTGTTGTTATTCCAGTTGTCGGTCCTACGCTACCTTCTGTTTGCATAAATTTTTCAAAATCAGCTTTCTTGTCTTCAGAGATATTTTGAAATATAGTAAAAGCTTTATCACCGCTTACTATATTTTCAAATAAAACCCCTCGTTTCTCTTCAGTAGGGTCTACACCAAAAAGTTCTTGCATTTCTTGATTGTTCATGTTTTCACTCATTGTTGTTATCCCTCATCTCCATGATAAGTTCTTAAAATGTATTCTAAGAAAGAAGGATCGTCTCTGAAAAATTTAAGTATGGATAAATTTGTAGAACCTACCTTACTTACAAACTCACTCTCTAATTTATCAATACCCTGATTTGATCCGTCACCTAAATATTCAAAAGGTCTTTTAGGATCTTTAAAAATTTCTAAAATAGTACCTATATTTTCTAGTACAGTATTCGTTTGTGATATACGAGGAAGTTTGTCACTTATGCGAGTTACTATCATAGCAGCTTTTTCTGCTCTTTCGGTTGGCTTTCCGTTATTAGTTTTTTCATTCATTGCTTTCTCTAATTCGTCATAATTAAAAACAAGTGAACTGACAGAATCAGAAAGTTTTCCAGATTGACCAAGCACTGCTTTGTACATTTCTTCAAAATCATTATAAGCTAAAGGAAATTTAGATTGACTTATTTTATTCTTACGACCCATAACTCGATATAAAGATTGAGTATTCTTTGTTAACCTTGCAATACCTTCACGTTCTAAATTTGCTAACGTAAAGTTTATAGTACCACCCATGTTATTCGATTGAGCATACTGAGCAATTTTAGCCATTTCTGTAGCTCGTACTGTAGTATCGCTTCGTTCTAATTCCACGCTATTATTTTTTAGAAATTTTTCTACTTGTGGATTATTTTTGAAAAACCTATCTAACCTTTGTTGATAAAGTCTTTCTGCATAATTATTAGCAGCTAAGTCAAGACTAAAACCTTTTCCTGTTGTTTGTAAAAGAAATATTTCACCTAGATTACGATCTCTTATTTCTTTAGTTGTAAAATTAAGATATCGAACAGCATTTATAGCAGATTCTTCACTAGAAAAATTTCCACCCCACAAAGCTTTGTAGATGTTGTCAAAGTCTTGGTTAGAAATTGTTCGACCACCTGTCTGCTCTCCTTGAACGTATCCTGCTAATTTATAAGTTAAAGCAGCTTTTTCCCACATCATAGCTGTTCTTCGGAGGTACAGTCGTTTTGCTTGTTCTTGTTGTTTAAGGGTGCCGCTTTTCATAGCTTCAGCATAATCTAGGTCTATTTGGTTAAAACCGTCTATCATTTGATCTTTAATTCCTGTAACACGCCCCATATTGTCTGGGTCAAGATCAATTCTATAACCATACTTTTTTTCAAATGCTTCTGGGTCTAATTTAAATTCTTGAAGCCTAGTTCCTATTTCTAAGTTACCTGCAAGAGAACCTCCTTTAAATTGTGCAACACCTTCACCGCGAATTGCTGCAAATGCTTCATGGAAAAATTTTACAGCACTTTCAAAACGACCAGCAAGTTCACCCGCATAACCCGCTATAGGGGGTTTTTCTGTTCTTTTTACAGTCTGAACATTAAAATCTAATCCTCCGAATCTATTAAAATCAGCTTCACTAACTTCAGCAAGAGTACGTATACGTTGAAAACTTCTTAAAAGATCATTTACATTATTTAAATTACTTTGTAAATTTAGAAGAAGTTTTGTAGCATTATTGTTTTTATCTTTTAAAGCAATACCCGGATTGTCCATGTGATAAATTGAAAAATTTAATCCGTTTCTAATTGTCTTAGAAGTAGGACGACCTGCTGCAAGATACAAAGCAGCAGCTAAGTACTCGTTTTTTTGCGAACGAGAACCACCTTGTATTCGCTGTATTAAAGCTTGCCTTCTAAAAAATAAATCTTCTCTCTCTTCATCACCAGCTTCTGCGTATTTTTTTTGAATTTCTTCATCTATAGCTTTAAATTCGTCTTTCTGGTCATCTGTTGCTCGTTTTAATAAATATCTCATGTTTCGATCTTGGTCAGCAAGTGCCTGTGATATTTTATCTGAATTGTGCTCAAAACCATAGACTACATTTGTGTCTCCTTCTGGAGTTTCAGTAACTGTCTTTGTGTTTCTTTCTCCTCCTGCGTTTAAACGCTCTGCTTCAATTGCCTGTAGCTCGAAATTACTTAAAGCACCTAATTTTAAAGCAACTTGTGTCATTATAGGATTGTTTCTGTAAAAATTTAAATCATATTTGTAAGATATATTTCCACTACCTTTTACTCTACTAGATTCTGCATTATTTGCTCCGTCAGTATTTCTTCCATTTTTTACTCGAACAAGAGCTTTTCTAAAGGCATCTGCCTCTCCTAAACCTACTAGAAGTTTTGCAATGCCGTTTGCTATAACTTTGGGACTATCATTTTTTTCTGTATTTTTTTCAGGATTAAGCATTAAATAGTCAAGATTTTTATAAGCATCTAAAATACCTGCATATTCGCCTTGAGTAAAACCTAGTTCAGATGCCTTTTGAAAATTTTTATCTGTAAAAAAACTTCTTGCAAAGTTTGTCATTCCGTTAATTGCTACACTGTGATGAGCATCTATCATATTGTCTTGTGTGCTTCTAAGTACTTCTCCGTTAGGGCCTATTTTTTGTTCTTTTGAATAACTATTATAAGGAACATGAAAAAAATTAACAGGTATGCCCATATTTTCACCGAAAGTAGTAACACCCGGAAGAACAGACACTTGATCTTTTTGGCTTAATTTTTGTTGAGACTCTAATTCTCGTTTTTTTGTGTTAAGTTTATATCGTTCAGCCGCTGCTCTTATAAGTTTATCAAAAGCTCTACCACCTTTAGCTTCGTCCTCTAGACTATTACGCCCTTGTCCAAACATTTTATGAAATCTAAACGCATCTAAAGTTCTTTCATTAGGCACGTATTTATTACCTACTTTATTCGCGTACATACTCCAATGACGATTTTCTGCATCTGCTCTAAAATTATCAAATTCAGTTAAAAACTTATCGAATCTTTCTCGATTTTCTTTCTGACGTTCTGCTATGTGTTCAGCTACTCTCATGTCAGCGTCAAACCGAAGTTTTCTATCTTCTTTTTCTATTTCAAAAATACGTTTTCTCTGTTCTTCGGCAGCTTTTCTTTGAGCTTCCAGTGCAGCAGCTTTAGCCTGATCCTCCTGCTGCCTCGAAATGTTGTATTGCCTAAACCTTCCTAAATCAAAAGCAGATTGAGAGGTATCTTCTCTATCAGGCAAAGTTGCAGCGGTTAAACCTAAACGTAGTAGCTCACCTGATTTTTCAGGATCAGATAAAGTTTTAGCAACAACCTTAGAAGCAATTTCTCCGATTCGATCTATAAATGCCATCTTATGCTACCTCTCTTGGTTTTGTCATAAAGCCCTCTGGTTCAGGAAACTGTTCTGGTTCTGAAGGAATTTTCATTAGCTCTTCTTCTTCTGGTGTAAATTCAATATTAAATGTATTATCAGGTAACGCTTCGTCTTCTAAATCTCGTAAAGCATCCGTATCTAAATTTTTTCTCACGGGTTTATTTTCAAGTATTACCTTATCTACTCCTTGATTTTTAGCTATTTTAAAAATTTCAATAGTTAAAAAAGGTCTGATTAGTTCTGCAACATCAGGATTAAACATGCCTTGAGAAAAACCCATCATAACTAATGAAGATGCTAATGTTTCACAAGATATTCCTGCTTTTGTAACTTCACCTATTTCACGCTGAGTATTTTTTTGATACAAACCTGCTTTCAGAGTTAGAAATGCTTTCTCAACAGAAGAAGTCTGAGGAGGATTCTCATACGGCATAGAGCCGGGAGTAGCAGTAAGAGACTGCCCCGGTATAGGTTTTCCTATGTGAGGATCATTTTGCAGTTTTTGTGTCAAAGTTTCCATATTACGAAAGTCCTTTTAAATACTTTTTAAATTTTTTAGAATCAGAATTAGATACAACAGAGCGAGGAGAAGCCATAGAGCCTAGTATGCTTGCGCGAACATCAGGAGATGCAGGAGGACTGTTCATCATGCTTGCAATAACTCTTTGTAATCCAGAGTCAGCGATAGATTGTGCTTGAGCATTCGCGTCTGTAGCACCTACGCGACGATAGTCTGGAATACCTTTTACGAAACCTGCTGCTCCCAAGCTTGTTTTTTGAAAATCTAAATCATCATCTTCAAGAATTTTTGTTATGTCTGCTCCTGATGTAGCAGCACTTACACCAACAGATCGTCCTGATGAAGAACCAAAAAGAGCTTGCCCTGCTTTGGCCGCACCTACTTTTGCTAAAGTACTTGCTCCGCTTGTAACTGCTGCTGTAATTGCTTTACCTGCTAAAGATGCAAAAGAAACCATTGTTTTTATTCCTCTACTAGATTATATAATAAATACATCATCATCTTCTACAATATTATTTTCAAACTCAAAAATGTTATCAAAAACGTCTTCAGTCTCATCAAAACTTGCATCGTCAACTGTTCCTATTCCAGATAAAAAGTCAAAACCCTCTTGCGCTGAACCGGGATCAACGTCAACATTACTATCGCTACCACCAAGACCTATCGCACCAAGTAAAGCTCCAGCACTAGCTCCTAAAAGTGATGTTGTTTTATCGCCAACTTTTACTTCTGTTGTTAAGAATTGTTTTCCAAATGAAATTGCATCTTGTAAAAGACGTTGAGATGCAGCGCCAGCTTGAACTTGTTTTTTAAACTCTACGGTACGGTTAAACATATCAGTATTAAACTGATTTTCCATAGCACTTAAAACTATCTGATGATTTCGTTGCGTCTCATTTTCTAAAGAAGTATACAACTGATGAGCTTCATCGCGATATTTCTGCCAAAGTTGGT